AGTACTCGTAAGCCAGTCTATCTTGCCAGCCAAGAACTTGACACGGTTGCAGATGCCCCTGATACTGTTTCCTATGGACACAGAAATACAAGCATTGGTAGACCAGTTAGATCCAGAGCGTGATTATGGGGAGTTTAGTTACCATGAGATAGTGGATGGTTGTTTGGATGGGCGGTTTGTTATCAAGCCTGGCGACCCTGTACCTGTTTTACGAAATAAAGGAAAATCGATGAAGGGTACTGGGCGTACATTGGAATTAGCAAAGCCGCGTGAGCGTAAACATTTTGTAACACGATTTGAAGAATACGCGACAAATGATTTTGAAGTAGCGTATAATTCACTTATGGATTTGGTAAAGAAGCGTGACGTTAAGGCTGTCATGTACTTTATGGATCGAGTAATGGGTAAGCCTAGAGAAACGAGGGATGTAGCGAGTTCAGAGATGATGGCTACATTTATCGCATCTTTAGCTGGTACTCGAATGGCCCAAGTAGAGCAGCCAGAGCCGAAAGTGATTATTGATGCAACGGACTACCGAGAGGCCTGATGGTATAGAAGGTATCGAACTAACGATACGGAAGTTACGTGCTGCGTTAGTCAAGACCCAATCGTGGGCAGAGGAAATGGAAATGGATGAATTTTTGGACTCACCGTTTGCTAGTTTGAGTAACGAAGCGAAGATTGCGTTTTGGGTAGGGCACGTACAGGGTATAGAAAATGCCCTTGTTATATTAGAAGAAGCTGCTGATGATTCTTGAATATCCTAGACCGTTAGTTTGGGATTGGTTAAAGGACTTTGGAGCTGAGGGGTATCAACCTTTTTCATGGCAAGCTGAACATATACATTCACGTTCTGAGAACAGAATCATAGCAGCATGTGGTCGTCGTGCAGGTAAATCTACTGCTATTGTAGCTGAGGCATGGCGTGAATTGACGCAACCGCCTGACGTTGTAGCAGGTGTAGAGCATCAACCATTGGTCTATATTATTGCTCCTAACTACGAATTGACTATGCGTGTATGGGAACCATTTGTAAAATCCTGTATATCTGACCCTACAAGCAGTAATGCACCTATCTTGTCTGAATTAGTGACTAGTTATAATAAAGAACGACGTTTAATTGAATTGAAAACAGGTGCACGCATACAGGCTAAGTCTGCTGATAACGAAGTATCATTACAGGGAGACAGAGTAACAGCAGCAATTATAGATGAAGCTCACGATGTCGCTGATAGTGCAAGGAACGAGTTCATGCCAGCGTTGACAGACGCTAAGGGTCGTCTCATTGCGATTGGCGTACCACAAAGCAATAACTGGTTCAGGTCGTACTGGGAACGTGGACAATCTAATTTGCATGAGGATAACGATTACTATTCATTTTCTGTGCCTACTACTGCTAATCCAACTATCGACGCGAGCGTTGTCGAAGAAGCACGGCTGGAATATCCAGAGATTGAGTTTCGCCAACGATTTTTAGCCGAATGGGCCGAATCAGAAGGTAAAGTTTTCAAAAATGTGGATGACTGTTTCAATGGAAAACTACAATCATGGCAAAAAGGTAAACACTATTTAATGGGTTTGGATGTTGCGAAGCAACACGACTATACAGTGGCGTATGTTATCGATATTAAAGACATGTCAATAGTGGCATCTGACAGATTCAATGGGCTGTCATATACAGCTTTGGGGCCTCGTATTGCTAGTTTGTACCAAGAGTACAAGTGCCAGACAATACACTTAGATGCGACTGGGGTGGGTGAAGCTGTCAAGGATATTTTGGTGGACGAAGGGTGTCATGTTACGAATTTTAAATTCACCAATCAAAGCAAGGCACAATTAGTTTCTACCCTAGTTGCAGAGGTTGAACATAAAAGAGTACACTTTCCCTATGACGATGAGCAGTTGCGACGAGAGTTGAAACTGTTTGAAGGAAAAGTAATGGCAGGGGGTACTATTCACTACTCCGCCCCTCCAGGCTACTTTGATGACTGCGTTATGGCAGCAGGTCTTACTGTCATGCTTGCAAAACAACGCCAACCACGTAAAATACACAGTAGAAAGTATTTAACTTTCAATAATAGTAACAAGCGTAGATTCTTGACAGGTGTAGCATGAACGCAGATCAAGCATATAGACGATTTGAGTATTTGAAATCTACTGTCTACGGCAATCTTCTTAACGAATTTCAACTTGATGAAGATCTTATAAGTGGCGATTTTGCACGTACTATTATCCCAGACGAATGGATGGATGAAGGGTTAGACCCAACTATACCACCAACAGCCTATAACGCAGTAACTAATGCAGCAGATCATATACTTGCTGCTCCACGTAACTTTGTACCTATACGGCCAGTCAAAGATTCTGCGGAAGCTGCACGTGAACGAGCAGAAAATCAAAGGCGTTTCCATGATATGTGGTGGTCACGTGTATATGAAGATCAGGGTGCACCATTAGAGCGCGGTAAAAAGAAACTTATTCGTGGGAAAATGGTACTTAAAAAAACAGTACGTTTTGATTTATTGCCTGATATGCCAGAAGATCCTACATCTGAAGATAAAAGAAAGTTCAGTAGGGCATTACGGCGAATTGCACGGTCAAAATTCCTATGGAATTTAGATGTATGCCCTCCAGAAAACGTTTTTGAAGATCCAGTAAATCCCTGGGATCCAGAATATGTATATGAAGAATACGAAATATTTGCCAGTGAGGTAGTTAAGCGATATCCAAATCTTATGGATCAATATGGGCATGGTGATCCTATGAGTAAATTGCCGTATGTAGAAATGTGGACTAAGCCGTATAAAGATGATCCTGGTAGTTATATGGTATGGATTGATGGCTCAATAGTTCACGAAGCAGATAATCCATATTCATGGGAAACACGATTTTCTGAAGAAGACAATCCTGATTATGATGGGTATGTTCCATTTGTGATTGTTGATCCTGGATTTGGTGATGTAGATGGTAATAATAAGCCAGAAGATAGATATACCTCTATTCTTCGTCCTATACGCTCTGTTCTCACCTCAGAGGCTCGTTTTTTGACTGAAATGGAAGCATGGTTACGCATGTATGTGTTCCCTGCTCTAGTTACTGTCAACATGGATGAGCTAGAAGATGGTGAAAAAGAAATACGTTTAGGGCCAGGATCGCACGTTAACATTAGACCTGATCAAAGTTTAGACTTATTGCGCTGGGGTGAAGCTCCAATAACACTAATGCAGGGTTTGCAACGTGTAAACAGCTATGCAGATGATGCTTCTAAGTTTGGCGCACTTGGCGGTACGCCACAAGTAGGCGTAGATACAGCTACAGAATCGGAAATGATATTGCGAAATGCAGCAACAAAACTTGCTGGCCCTATTTCTGCGATGCAACGTGCTTGTCAAAAAATAAACTCATGGGTGTTGATGGATATAGAACATATATTCTCAACGGAGGTAACTCTTTATGGCTCTTTTGCACATACTTCAAGTGAAACAACTTTACGCCCTTCGGATATTGATGGTTACTATTACACGAATGTAACGTTTGAAACTACAGATGAGAATATGGTCAATGCACGTAAGGCTAGACTATGGGCTGATCTATACAGAATTATGCCAGGTCTATCAGAACGTACAGCTATGGACAAGATGGGCATAGATGAACCAACAGGTGAGCAAGATGAACGTTCTGTCGAAGATATGATGCGTTCTCCACCAATGCAACAGGCACAAATGCTTATGGCATTAGCTGGTTTAGGTGAAGTCGGTGATATTGTAAAGCAGGCTTATCAAGCTGAATTAGGCGGTGGACAACCTCAAGGGCCACAAACTATGGGTGATGAGCAGGCATTAACTACAGTTGACCAGTTAGGTAATCCTTCTGAGCCTATAATTACTGAAGCCAGACAAAATGCACAAGTGGATCAAATACAAAGGCAGTTTCAATAATGGCAGGTGAATTAAGCGAACGACTAGTACGCAGGGCAGCAAGAACGGCTGCACGTGAGACTATGTTAATACAATCTATAAATGAACGTTTCGGTGTTGCAGCAGCAGCGGAAGCTCGTAACCTTGAATTTGAAAGAATAGTAAGGCAATACGACGCTTTGCCAAATAGTTTATCTTCTCAGCGTTGGTCGCCGTTTATTAATTCTACTACAGGTGTAGCTAATCAGATCATACAAGATCTTGAAAGGGGTGGTAGATAATGCCTCATGGTGGCCCTCATAACGATAATAATGGATTTTCATTCTCAGATTGGTTATCTATAAAAGATAATGCTAAATTTTCAATCTCAGATTGGTTAGCTATGGCTGGTGGTCAGCCAGATGCTGGAGGTATACCTGGCCCATATTATCCTCCAAAAGCACAGGAAGCAATGGCTGTTGCCAAAAAACGTAAAAAGGCTCTTGATGGAATAAAGCAAATTCTCAACAGCTCAGGTATGCAAGATTTAGATGATAGTTATGTACAAAGGCTTATAGACAATGATAAAGGCTTAGAAAATATATTTAATAATCTTCTGGCACTAACATCTCAGCCAGAGGACTTTAACAAAAACCTCGGTTTGTTCACCAGAGATGCAGCAATCGCCAATAATTCTGTACCAGGCCAAGAAAATCAGACCTTTAAAACAATAGTCGGTGCTCAAGCAACTGTCGATAGCATTGACAAACCTAATGAACTGGTTATATCAGCAGGAACTGCAGATATTCCGTTGGGCATTCCTGACAAACCTCAAGGTGAAGATGCAGACGGTAGGCCGAAGGCACAATGGACAGGCGTTGAAAAAACTATAGCCGACCAAGTTAAAAGTCAACGTGGTGGAGTAGATGTAGAATTTAGAGATATCGCACAAGTTCCTGGTGAGCTAAATGTCTATGAAGCTATTATTGTAGAAGAAGATGCCAAACCAACATCTCAATTTTTTGAAATTTCAATAGATGATACAGGTATAGTAGCGACTAAAGTGGCTGACCCTGCAAGTAAAAAAAATCTATTAAAAGTAACAGATCGAGTTGGTAAGGATGGCCAGGATCTTTTCTACGACCCCTCGGTTCCAAATATGTATTTTCTCAATAAAGAAGGAACAATAGCTTACGGTGGCACTACAAAAGAGCCAGGGAGTGAAGAGTACAAATTAGTCACAGGTCTAGTGCGATCCGAATCAGATGATGAGGGCAATCCATTACCTTTATATGAAAAAGTGGGAGAAGAAGGTACTTATTATATAGATCAATTTGGCATATCACCTTATGGAGGCGTTCCTGTAAAATCTGGCGAAAAGGATGATATTCAGTATGATTCTTTTGTCGGCACTAACGGCAATTTGCATATTTTAAAGCTTAATAAAGCTACTGGTGAAACTACAGTAACAGATACTGGTCAATCTACTGAAGAAAATGCGATTGAACAGGCTCGATTACAGCTTGATAGAGACGAGTTTCTTCGGTCTAAGTCTGAATTTGATAAAGAGTTCGATCAAAGTGTAATTGAATTTGACCAAACTTTAGCACAACGAAAAGCAGAAGCTGATGCTTTAGAAGCACAGCGTGGTTTTCAAAATCAATTAGAACAAGATAAATTTAATGTTGACAGAGAATTGGGTTTCCAGGCTCAAGCACTAGATGAAGCAGAGTTCAACGTACAACAGCTTCAATTCAATGCAAGTATGGCTGAAAATGCCAGACAATTTGATGAAGCAAATAGATTAAATGCACTAGCCCAGCAAGAGCAAGCTAGAGCTACAAATATTCAAACAGGTTTCCAGATAAACCAAGCAAGAGCGCAAGCATTAGATCAAGTACGAGATATTCTACGTAACCCAGCAGATTACCTTGCTAGAGGATTTGCATTAGCAGGCCAAGATGCACCGTTTACACCTGTAACGCAAGCAGACTTAATCAATCAAGTATCAAGCGAATACAATGCGTATAATGACTTTCTTACTAGCATGGGTACAGGTTTCAATGCACAAGAGTATCTTGCAGGGAGACAGGGTGCTCGCCCTGATTTACAAATCCAAGCTCCTAGTATGAAAGATTATCGCCAGCAACGTGCTCAAATGATTGCTTCTGGCGGTAGACCTGAAGGCGGTATTACTCAAGAAGATTTAGATTATTATACTACTGACAGTGGCTTTACTGATTATACTGGTGATGGCTCTTTTCAAGGTAGTTCTGCATTAGGTGAATTTTTTGCAAATAACCCTGACAGCCCTTCTAGGGATATATTTTGGCCTGGCGGTGATGACTGGACAACAACTCCACCTGAAGCTGAGCATGGCGGTATGTTTGGCAACCCTGTTATTGTTGGCGATTCCTCTAGCGGAAAAGAAAATCAAGAGCTAGTCATGAGTGCAGATGGTGCTCCTATGGTTGTACTTCCATTAACAGACCAGCAAATAGATATATTACAAGGCAAACGTAATAATAAAATGCCAAAAGCACAAACTGGTGGAATGTTCGGCCCACAAGATTTCGTTGGCTTTGGTCAAAGAATGGGTAATGTAGGTTTTGGCGGAGTTATGTATAACCAACTCCCCAGTAGAAACATTACACAACAGGATATTATAGAAAGGGCAGAACGCTTCGGTACTCCTAGAGTATCAAGAGTTGCTCAGGGGTTTAGGCCTCAGCCAATGCAATTTGGTTTTCCTTTGATGACTCCAGGTCAGTTGGGTTCCTTAACTCCTGATGAAAGAGAAGAATTGCGTACACGATTAGCTTCAAGAAATGTATCATTGGGTGATGTTGAAACAGCAGTCATGCAACGATTTGGGCCAACTGGTACACGTCGTGGGCGTAGGCGGTTTTAATGGTAGTTCGTAATCCTATAACTGGTTTCACAGACGTTTTACCACAACAAGGGTTAGGCCCTTCTAATTTAAAATCGCCAACTACACCGCAAGTAACAAATCAACAAATTGAAAATTTTCGTAGAAGAAACGCTCAAGCTCAACAACAAAGGCCGTCTGGTTTCTTAGGCGGTTTGCAACGTGTAGGCAGTGTTCTATCTCCAATTTTCAGTGGAGAAGATTTTATAAATACTGTTACTCGCAGTGACGTAGGCACTGATATACGCAATAAATTAGAAGATGTACCTACAGTTGGTGGATTTTTAGGGGCTGTTTTTGATGTAGGAACTTCTCCGTTAACAGCATTAACTGGTGGCTTTGGGCCTACTATCGGCAGACTAGCTGGTGGATTAGCTGGTGCTAGTCGAGCTGGTCGTTTAGCAGCAGGAACTACAAAAGCACTGACAGCCCCATTGATTCAAAGCGGAAACCCCTTACAACGTATTGGAGCTGAGACTGCGGTACTAGCTGGTGCAGAAACGGCACAGCGAGAGTTAGGACTTCCAGGGTGGACTCAACTTGCTGCTATACCTGTTGGAATTGGGGCTTTGAGAGGTGCTCAAAAAACTGGAGTTGGTAAGACATTATTCGGAACTCCTGGTTCTGGCCAAGCAGCAACAGCTCGACGGATTCTAGCTGATATTACAGAAGGAGCTGGGCCTGGAAAAGAGGCTGAAAAAATAAGTACAATAGCAGGAAAAATTGCTGATAAAAGAAACGAAGGATCTCGAAGGTTCATGACGGCTACTGCTGATGACGCAGATGACGCTATCAATATATATGATGCTGATATAGATGATCTTAATTTAACTAGTACAATGGGCGATATTTGGAGGGGTGCTAGAGGACTAATTGATCAACTGGGTGTTCAGGCTAGAAATTTCCAGTCTTATATATCAGCTAATGCTGATGACGCTGGCAAAATAATTGCAAAATATGCAAAGGGTAAAGATAAAGTAGGCAACAGAACATTCCCACACGTACTTGATGAAAATGGAGATGAGGCACTTGTCGGTGATGTAATAGAATACTTAGGATCTAAGAGGTACACCAAGTCAAGAATCGATAGGACAGCTCCTGGTTTATATGACGCTTTAAATAGATTGCGTGGCTTATCTCAAGAGATAAGGGCAGAAAGAATAGCACACGGTATAGATATTCCTAAAGGACTTGAAGCTGATATAGATAAGGTTGGTGGGCAAATATTTTTTCCACGATACGCTAAGTCTAAAGACGTAAAAGATTATATTGATAAGGGTATTAAA